TCCATATCCATCTCCATATCCATATCCATTTCCATATCCATATCCATTTCCATTTCCATATCCATTTTTAAATATTAATGGAATTGTTAAGAATTGAATTATATTTTCCATTCTGGTACAGATTCTATGTTTTTAATAGCTTTATCAGTACAAGTTAATATTTGAATATAATTACTAATTGTACCTTCTTTATTTACAACTGTAAATTTACAATATTTAGGATTTTTAACTCCTTCTAATGCTAATTGTTCAATAGCATTTGCTCCTGACCAATAATATAATTTTCTTACATTATTTAATTGAACTTCTAATTGATTTTTAGCTACTAATGTACCATAAAATACACCAGCTTTATCAGCTCTTACAATTACTTGTTTTCCAATTTGATTATTAATTTCTGTGTTCATGTTTTTTAAATTAAATTGTTAATATTATTTATTTTTAAATTGTTCAAAATATTCAACTATTTCAATATCTGTTTTACCAGACCCTTTCATACTCACACACATCTTTATAATTATATAAACTTCTTCCTCACTATACATTCTTTCTTGTTTCCATTTAGCACCAAAATTAACAGCTAACTTAATAAATTCTTTTAATCCACCTGTGGGATTCAAAGATTTCATTTCTTCAAAACATCTTTCAGCAGCTTCTTCAATGGTTTCTTGTTTAGGTATAAATTGTTTAGAGCTATCATTAAGAGTAAATTCAACACCTAAAAATTTTGTTTCGGATTTACTATACCCTGTTTTAGTTTGTTCTTTTGGAATGATTATTTTGTAATAAAACTTTTGTTGTTTTGAATTTAGGTTATGTATTTCTAAATACATATCCCTAACATCTTCATCTGTTGGACCAATATCATGTCCCCAACCACCTAAACGGAAATTATTAGTTTTTAAAAACACTTCTTTTGTTTCTTTATCAGATAAATTTTCCCACCACTCTAATATTACTTCTTCTTGACAAATTTTTTCAACATCAACATATTCACAACTCGGATTCTTTACAAACCATTCTAAAAATTCATCATCAATAGATTGTACACCATTTTTGATTAAGTCGAAATCTGTTGTTAAAATAATTTTTCTAAAATTTAATGGATTAGTTCTTGTAGCATTATTTAAAAGCACATCACCATCTTCAAAAATTAAAGTAACTTTACATATAACACCTTTACCGTCTTTATGTAGACACCAATTTCCTTTTTTGATTTTTTCATCAGAAACAATGTATAACTCTTTGGGATTCCAACAATTAGTCCATCCAGAACTAATATCTAACTTTAATCTTAATTCACCAACTTTAATATTCTTACTCTCATCGTAGATATAAGAAGCTAATTTAGAGTTGTTGTTTTGTGTTGATAATAAATATAAATTTTTCATAATATTAAGTTTTATAATTTTATTTAATTAGTTGTCTTTTACAGCTAAAACTATTTAAAAATAGAAACTGCTGTGCTCAAGAACTTGCAAGGTTATTAAGTTTTTTAAAAATTACTTATCCATTTCTAGTGGAATATTGCTTACGTTGCTTCATAGTTTCAACAATATCTTTACATATTAAACACAACTGCTAGAACAGTTTATAATCTAAAGACTCTATATTACATAAAGTTCGTTTACATGTAGATTACGTTTACCTTCAAGTAAGTAATTTATTTTTTCTTGAATATTTGTGAACATTCAAATTTATAATCAAAATCAGATAATCTTGATAATGATTTAGCTTGATTAATTGCATGTTCTTCAGGATTTTTAATATCATTTGTTATATCTACGATATAATATGGTGCTTTATTTCCTGATTTGTCAATTGGTGTTACTTTAAATTTTAACATGATTATTTGATTTTAAATTATAGTTTATTTTATTTTAAAACAATTCTTTAAGTAAAGATTCTAAAGTAACAATACCTTTTTCTAAACCTTCAATTAAATCTAATTGTTTAATAATTTTCTCGCTGGATAATACTTTTTGAGATTTTAATTCCTCTAATTTGCGTTTCTCCAATGTTAGCTGACGTTGAGTTGCCTTTAGGTCTGTTTCCAACTGTAATTTGTTGTCCTCCACATCGTATTGCAACTGTTCCTGGTCTACTTGTTGTTGTGTTTTCTGACGTAGAATTGCATATTTCTCCACTCCAGTTGGTTGTATTAATTGTTTGTCCATGATTAATTTGATTAATGTTAATATATTTGTTTAATTGTTCTATTGTGTATGGTGCTTTACTTGAATTTAGTTGGATATCCCAAAAGTTATTTTTATTCCATGCAATACCAATCATTTGTGGTGTAAAAGTAAAGTTTTTTGTATCACGACCTGATGTAGTTAAATAATTTACTAATAATACTATTTGTTCACCTTTACACTCACAATAGCCTTCTTCAGGAAATTCAGATAATTCATTATCAAAATTTAAACCTAAAGATTTATTTAATTGATTATTATATTCTTCTTTAGTTGATACTGTAAAAGATTTTTTATTGCACCATAAATAAGTACTAGGATTATATTTACCAGTTGGAATATTTGAAGTTACTATAATAGAATTGGTATCTTTTCTTGAATATTTATATATAAAATCTTTTATTATATAAGTACTCTCATTAACAACAGCTTTTAAATATAAATCTTGTAAATCAGGATGAGTTTTTGGTAAATAGTCTATTAAATCTAATATTGATACTTCTGAGAATTTAGATAATGTGTATCCAAATGCAGCTTTTTTATATTCATGTTTACCATTTATATACATAACTTCTGAAAAGAATAAATTATTATTTACAATATTAAAAAATTTAATAGCATAACAATTTATATAATCACTATTTGTATACCATTTACCTATTTGAAAGTCTTTTAATTCCATAGTTATAAGTTTTCGTTAACGTATTTATCCCATTCAAAAAATACTCTATGTAGTGAATCCTGTTTCCAACCATCTTTACAGTATTGTCTTATTTTATTACCAAATTCAATAACTTCTTCTTTACTCCAACTATTTTTAGTTGATTTATTTTTAAATACTTGAGCTTTTTTAAAGTTTTTCATGATTATAAGTTTTAAATTAATTCTACACTATATTCTGTACCATGATATGATTGATTATTTTGTATTTTAAATTGTTTATTACATTTATTAATAGCATTGTTTTTATTATATGCTTCTACAATGTATATACCATCTGAACCAATACTATCTGTAACTGTAACTTGATATTTATTTTTAGGTAAATTAAATCTAACTTGGCAGTGAAATAATAATTTACCTTTTAATATGTTTTTAGATAATAAGAATTTAAGATAATCATCTGGTACCTCTTTAATATACTTTCCTTTATGAATGCCAAATTTAAGTTTTATATCATTGAATGGTGTTGTCATAATTATAAGTTTTTTCTAAATATTACTATTACAAGTAAGATTGATATTAATAATGGGTCAATTAATGTTGCTAGATAGAATCCTATTAATATTAGGATTATTAATAGGATTTCTTTCATGGTTATTATGTTTTAGTGGAGGTGGGGAGAGTTGCACTCCCGTCCAAACTACTTTTATTAATACAATTTATACAGCTTATAGGGTCAAGCTAGGCTTAACGATCCACCACTCTATTTAATCTAATAGAGAAATCTTTATTCAATTTAGGCTGCTAATTCAAACTCAATAATATCATTTGATTTAACTTTAGTACCACCATTTAAGATGTTATGTACTACAGTCATGTTAGCTTTGATTTGTGAGTCATCTCCTTGAGATACTACACTTAATCCATCAATTCCATTTAATTAAATTCACCTTAGTTTACAGTTATCTCTCTGGCTGATTGTATTAATTACTAGTAACCTGTCAAAACTAGTCACCCCCGTTGATTGTTAAATAATATGTAGTTTTAATATTGTTCTATTGTTTTGATAATCTTTTTCATTTTCATTTTCAAAGAATCTATTCAATATTAAATATTGTTTGTTATTATGTTCTACAATAACAAATTCATATTGTTTACCTTCTGGAATAAAGTCATAAACAGTTATTAATATTGGTTCACTAATTATAGTTACTAATACAGCAGGTTGTTTATGAGTACCAGCTAAAAGTAATCTTGGCAAACTATATGGTAAGGATAAACATTTTGAATATGAGTTATCTTTTGGGTATAATTTATCTCCTATTTTTGGCATGATGATATATTTATATATTATACAATTAGCTATTTTTATAAGTGTTTGAGTATTTTTAGTGTTTTTAGGTATTATGATGTGTATGGTAGGGAGTTTAGACCACCACACAGCATCACCTAGTCATTTAATTATCAAGTAGTTATGTAACATCGACGTTTCAATAATCATATTATTATGCTTACAACCACTCTCGTAGGTCACCGTTGATTGGATACAAGGATCTTATGGATTACAAGCCCAATGAGCATTATATAATTATTATTAATCAATCTAAATTTTTAATCAGTTGTATTTAGAATTAAACAATCAATTAGTTCCAATCTCTATTATCATAGTTTCACAAGCTTCATAGTTGATTAAATCTCTTTCTAAATCAACATAAACAGCTCTACTTGCAACATATAATAATGTAAATACATCAAACTCATTTAATGTTTTTAAGTCACTTAATAGACCTAGTAGATCAGCATAATCTAATGATTCAACTACATGAGTTGGATGATGTAGTATAGTAAGTTTTAATTTATCAGATAACATAATATTTAAATTTAGAATTAAACATGTAGTGATGTAGACCTAGTAGAACTATTAGGCTTATTTAAAAAGAAAAAGGGTGTATTTCTACACCCCTCTAATGTTGTTATTAGAACTGACTATCTACTGATGCATCAACTTTTTCAACAACTAATTTACCCGCACCTAATACCTTCTCCATTTCCATGGCTTGCAAAGGTGTTACGTTACCAATAACATTGATATTCCATACTTCCATATCAATACCATCTTTACCACGAACTGTAACCTTCTCTTCAGTACACCAATAAGGTGAACCTTCAATAAGATTTCTTTCTGTAAATACACTACCATTTATTAATGATGTATGTGCTCTACCCGCTACGATTGTACCGATGAATGGTAAGTTACCATTCTTGTCTTCAGTAAACTTTCCATTTTTGTTGTTTACTTTGTTGAAAATTGCTACAAAATTTCCCATGTGTTCTAAGTGTTAAATGTTTTATGTGGGGACTATTCCCCAAAAATAAAAAAGAGTGGGTGGGTTTGGTGGTTTAACCCACACACAGTTCAATACGGGGGTATACAAACCAATTCATTAAAACACCCGTACACTTTTTTATTAAAATATTTGCATATGTTAAATATATATGTTATCTTTGAAACAAAAAATGGATATTAAAAAATATAACAGAATGAATAAAGTATATGATTATTATATCAAATTACATAAATTACATAATAGTAACTTAATAGAAAAGAGTATTTTTAATAAGACTGAACAGTTTTTAAGGAGTACAGATATTAATTTACAGAACTTAGGTATAGCTTTAATAGATAAATTTAACAATAATTAGCTATTTTAAGTTTTTAACTTTTTTAACATTTTTTAAATATATATATTATATTTGTAAAATAAATCTTACATAGTCTTTATTGAATGACGTATCAACCTAATGCTAAGTGTAAACGACTAAGGGCGTAGGTGTACAAGGGTAATAATAAAGATGCTGAAACATTGGATGTCCCGACAAGATAATAATTATATGGTTAACTCACATGCGCTAGAGGGTATGCTTTTAAAGTGAGTTTAGGTAGTAGAAGTACAGCACTGCCATATAGAACGTCTTGTAAAATTATCCATTACTGATATATAATACATATCGGTAGGGGTTTACTTTTTCTAAAAGTTAATAAGTGTTATATGATTGTTATAGCACAACGCACAACCTATATTTAAATTATATAGTGCCCAACTAGTCATTTGCATTAGTGCTGCACTTTAAAAAAGTGATTAGACTCCCTAGTGGAGTCTTTTTTTTTGAATTATATTTGGAAATGTCAATTATTTATTCTAACTTTGCATTAGAATTAAACTAATGATAATATGAAAGAAATAAGTTACGAAGAATGGTATGATAAAATAAGGTTCTTAAATAATAAAATAATAACTCCAGATGGGATTATATATAACAAAGAGATATTTATTACAAAGGACGGTTTTGATGTAGAAGAGTTTAATAAATTTTTAAAAGAATTATATAATGGGAAAAGAAATTAATTTAGAAAACATAAAGAATTATATAAGTGGAAATTTAAGATATGTTAAAAGTAAATTATCTAAACTAGAACCTCATATTCAAGAGCAGATAGAGTATAGATTATTTACTTGTAGACAAGATTGTAAGATAACTGGACAATGTATTAAATGTGGATGTAATTATCCTGAAAGAAGTTATAGTTTTACATCTTGTAATTTAGATAGGTTTCCAAATTTAATGAAAAAGGAAGAGTGGGAGTATTATAAAAAAGTAAATAATATTAAATAATGAAATACTATCAAGGAATATTTAATAATGATTTATCTAGAATATCACTTATAGAAATGACAGATAATTTTTTTAATGTTAAATTACAACATTTATTAGGTAATGGAATTAATAGAGAAGAATTTAATAAACTTAAAGATATGTTAAAGTCTGAAGATAAGGATGTTGAAAAGTTAGCTAAAGAGATTATTAATTTAAAATTATTAACATGATAATGTCTAAACAAACAGAACCTAATATAATTAAAACGTTTCTGTTAGCAACATTAGATGATTTATTAAAGCAATCTAAAATAACATTAGATGAATGGTTAAAGTTATCTGAAATGACAAAGTCATCAGATATTAACACAACTAACTTAGTGTATGAAATAATTAAAACGAAATAAATGAATAAAAAGAACAAATTACTTCGAGAGCAATATGAAAAGACTCTTGATAAATTTAATACAACAAATAAGATGAGCCCATTTAATTTAATAGATAGTGAACATATTAATAATTTAAATAACAAACTTAAAAATGATAATATACAGTATGATAGTGAACCTGTAAGTTGCTGTTCACATTGTAAGAGTTTATATTTAATTACTGATGATGATGATAATGATACATGTGTAAGTTGTCATAACTCTATTAATGAAATAGAAACTCATAAAAATATATATGAATATTTAAAATTATATGGAGATGACAAATAAGAAACAAGCTTTAATTAAAACTAATAAGAAAGATTTCTTTAAGTATTGGTTATTATTTACTAAACCATTACATCAATTAAAAGGTCCTGAAATAAGTGTTTTAAGTTTGTTATTATTTTATTATTTTGAGTTAAAAGAAAAAGTAAGTGATGATGATTTAGTATATAAGTTATTGTTTGATTATGATACTAAAATGAAGATAAAAAATGAATTAAATTATTTAGATCAAACTTTACAAAACTCATTAACTTTATTGAGAAAATTAAATGTAATTAAAGATAATAAAATATCCCCCTCATTTATACCAGATATAAATAATAATAGTAATGAATTTACATTAACTTATAAATTTAATATTAATGGTAATTAATAATAATGCATTAATAAGTAAGATTAAAGAATTAGCTAGGGTTCATAATATTCCAGAAGCTGTAGTTCAAGATGTATTTAACAGTCAATTTCAATTCTTTAGAGAAGTGGTTGGTAATTTAAATTTTCATGATGAGGTTTCAGATGAAGAAGTTATAGCAACTAAAACTAATTTTAATTATAAATATTTAGGAAAGTTTTATACTCATCCTAAAAGAGTTAAAAAAATACAAGAAATAAAAATTAAAAATAATATTGAAGATGAACGAGATTAATTTTATACCAAGAGGAAGTAATATTTTAGTAACCTCTCATTTAGTTAAAAAAAATACTAATTTATTTGTAGGTAATACTGCACCTGAGATTAAAGAAATACAACAGGTTGTTGCAGTTGGACCAGATGTTATAGGTTTAAAACCTGGAGATTGGATTGTGTTAGACACTAGTTTATTTGTACAACATGTTAAAACTAAGTCTAGTATTAAAGCAGGTATTGGTGGTGCTGATATGATTACAGAGCAAGTTGTAGTACCATTCTTTTCATTAGCATGGTCTGATGAAATTTATATTAAAATAAATTCTAGAGAAATACAAGGTACTATTGTAGATTATGATAGTTTATCAGATGAAGCTAAAGTTTATATTACGTTAAAAGAATTTACAAAGTCACAAGAAGAAATGAAAAAATTAAACTAATGTTAGTTTTAAAATATACAACTTTTGAAAATGATATGGGTACAGTGATAGAAAATATCGTTGTACCCACTATTATTAATAAGAAATTAGTAGATTCTATATCTCCATTTTATACAAATAGTGGTAAGTTATATAAGAATGTATCTGTAATAGATTATGCAAATAGATCAATTAGAGTTGTTGGTAATTATAAAGAATTAAGTAATAGATATAAATTATTTAATGAAATTGATAAAATAGGATATAGATGAAATTATTTGAATTAAGTAATTGGAATGTAATTATATCAGAAGAATCTTATATGCTTAAACCATTTAAAGTAATAATTGATAAAGATAAATCTAAAAATAAAGAGGTAGCTTTAAAAGAATTAGCATTTTTATGGTTTTATACAGACATAAAATCTGATTATAATTATTTATTAAATGAAAAAGAAAAGGCTGAAGAAATTAAAAAGGATTTAAATTTAGATTCTAAATGGACAATTTCTGAAGATTTAAAAAAAGCAATAGAATTTTATAAAGAACGTACTACTACAGTATCTTCAGTAATATTAAATAATAGTTTATTTATTGCTAATAAGTTATCTAATGAAATGAGAAAAGCTGTTGAGGAAGGTGATTTATCTATAAATGATATTGAAAAGATATCTAAAGGATTAACACAAATGCCTAATATAGTAGCATCTTTACAGAAGTTAGAACAAACTGTATTGAAAGAAATTAATGAAAAAACTGATAAAGTAGGTTCACAAACTAAAGCACTATTTGAAGATGGGTTATAATTTTAATAAATATCAATCTCAAATTCCAGATAATATACCTAAAAAAGTATATGAAGATTTAATTGAATATTTAGAAGCTATACCTTTTATTAAACATCTAATTGCTCCTGAGAGTGTTAGAGGATATGCTAAAGATAAACCTAGATATTCATCTTTATCTGATGATGATGAAAATAAATTTTATTATGATAATAGAATTATTGTAGATATTACAAAACCACATATATTAGAAGATTTAGATTTCTTTAGAGAACGTGCTATATTTTATGAGAAGAATAAAAAATATACTAATATAACACCCAATCCTAATCCTAAATCTGAATATGCTTTATTCTGGAAAGAAGAGTTGCGTAGATGGAAAGAAGGTTTAATAAGACCTAGTGATGGTGAATGGATTCCAGGATATTTATATTTCTATTGGAACTACGCACCTATATCATTAGTTGAAGAAGATAAAAATAGTAGTAATAAAAGACGACAAAAAGCTGAACGTAAGAAAGCATTTCCAAAACCTTGGTTAGGAGATTATTTATTTTATCATTATTTAGATCAAGCTCAAAAAGCTGGACAGCATGGTAAATTATTAAAGATGAGGGGATGCGGATGGTCTTTTAAGGCAGGTTCTATATCACCTTGTAATATTTATATTTATCCAGGTTCAGGTAATCCTAACTTTCATTTAGCATCTGAAAAAACATTCTTATCAGGAGATAAAGGTGTATTTGGTAAAGTATTAGATGTATTAGATTGGATTGCTGATAATACTCCTTTTTCAAAAATTAGATTAACTAATTCAATAAAAGGGATGGAAGTACAACTTGGTTATATAGATTCATATGGTACTAGACGTGGGTTATTATCATCTGTTGTAGGTATATCATTAAAAGATAATCCTGAGAAAGCTAGGGGTATTAGGGGACCTTTTATTCAATATGAAGAAGATGGTTTATTTCCAGACTTAGAAACAGCATGGAACGTTAATAGAGAAGCTGTTGAATCTGGTAGTGCTACATTTGGTATAATGGTTGCGGGAGGGACTGGCGGAACGATGGGAGCTTCATTTGAGGGATCTAAAAAGTTATTCTATAATGGTGATGCTTACAATATATATACTGTAAAAAATGTATATGATAAGAATGTACAAGGCGACGCTAAATGTGGATTCTTTTGGGGAGCTTATTTAAATAGACATAGATGTTATGATGACAAAACTGGTGAACCAGATGTAATCAAAGCATTAATAGAGATTATTGAAAATAGACATAAAATTGCCAAGAATGCATCTGATAATTTAGCATTAACACAAGCTAGAGCTGAGAAACCTATAACTCCTCAAGAAGCAATAATGCGAGTTGAAGGAACTATATTTCCTGTGTCAGATTTATTAGATTATTTAAACGGTATTAAACCTGAAGAACAAAGATTCTTAGCACAGCATTATGTAGGTGAATTAGTTTATGATGCTGTAGAAGGAGTTAAATGGAAACCTAATGCTGATTTAAAACCTATTAGGAAACATGAAACTTCTGTTAATAGAATAGGAGCTATAGAGATATTTGAGTTACCTAAGAAAGATTCATCTGGTAGAATACAAACTGGTAGATACATTGCAGGAATTGACCCTATTGATGCTGACGAAGGGGAATCTTTATTTAGCATGCAAGTTATGGATTTGTTAACAGATAGAATTGTTGCAGAATATACAGGTAGATATCCTAAAGCTGAACAATGTTATGAACAAGCTTTGAAACTATGTATATTTTATAATTGTCAAGCTAACTATGAAAATAACTTAAAAGGATTATATTCTTATTTTAAAAATAAAAATGCATTACATTATTTAGCAGATACTCCTGAGATATTAAAAGATATGGAGTTATTAAAAGCATCTATTAATAATCCTAAAGGTACTAGAGCTACTGTACCAATTAATAAATGGGGTAGAGAATTGCAAGTAACATGGATGTTAAATGAAGCTTATAGTCAAAATGAAGAGGGTAATAAATTAAATTTACACACCATTAGATCATTAGGTTATTTAGAAGAATGTATAGCTTGGAATAATGATGGTAACTTTGATAGAGTGTCAGCTGCTAATATGTTATTTATTTTAAGAGAAGATAGATTAAGACAACGTGAATATCTAAAAAAGGATGAAGTAAAAACTAAAAAATCATGGGAAGATAGTTCTTTCTTTGAAAAAATATTTGGTAACAAAAGTAAAAATAATGATGAAAAGTATCAGAGTATATTTGATAATTAGCCATTTTATAATTTTAATTAATTGTAGAAATTACTATAATAATTTATTATATTTACTGATTAAATTAAATGCAACATGTCGACTGTAATAAGTAAAATGCCTCGTCAAAAATTATCCTATAAACAAAAGAATAAACAATGGAGGATTGAAAATATAAATCACGCTGACAAATTTTCATTTTACAATAATGAAAGGGTACGTCAGACATTAAAAAATAGAATTATAAATTTAAATCTGTATAATGGTAGAGTTACACCAAGTGACATTGTAAATACTTTAAATCCTCATGGAATTGATGCAGATTTTATAGCAAAAGAAATACCTCATCATCCTATATTAGTTCCAAAGATTGATATATTAGTTGGTGAAGAATTAAATAGACCATTTGATTGGTTTTTTACAGTAAGTAATCCTGATGCTATTACTAAGAAAGAAGAAGAAAAATCTAAATTAGTAAAAGAAAAATTAATTGATTTATTATCTCAAGATTTAAGTAAAGAAGAAATTGAAAAAGAATTACTTAAATTTAATAAATATTTAAAGTATGAATTTCAAGATTCTAGAGAACGTGCAATAAATCATTTAATTAAACATTATTACGAAGAATTAGAATTTAAAAGTAAATTTAATATAGGATTTAAAGATGCATTAATAAATGCTGAAGAAATATATCAGTGTGATATTGTATCTGGAGAACCTACATTTGAAAAATTAAATAATTTAAAAGTTCATTCTGTAAGAGCGAGTAATTCTTCACGAATTGAAGATTCAGATTTAATAGTAATAGAAGATCATTGGTCACCTGGTAAAATTATAGATTATTATTATGATGAACTAAAATCAGCAGATGTTGAATCTATAACTGAGTTTTCTACATCTAATAGAAATGGTTCATATACTTCTGATGATGAAAATCATCTTTTGTTACGAGATAATCAAGCCGATGTAATTGATAGTTATATTACATTAGCAGAATTAAATGGTCATACATTTTCATCTAATTATATTGATTCATCAGGTAATGTAAGAGTATTAAGAGTATATTGGAGATCTCAAAAGAAAGTTTATAAAGTAAAGTTTTATGATGAGTATGGTGAAGTAGATTATAAATATGCATCAGAAGAATATATTCCTGATCCAGATTTAGGAGAAGAAGTTATAACTTACTGGGTTAATGAATGGTGGGAAGGTACTAAAATAGGTAAAGATATTTATTTACGTATGCGTCCTAAACCAGTTCAATATAATAGATTGAGTAATCCATCTGTATGTCATCCTGGTATTATAGGAGAAATTTATAATACTAATCAAGGTAAAGCTGTGTCATTAGTTGATAGAATGAAAAACTATCAATACTTATATGATGTATTATGGGATAGAACCAATAAAGCAATTGCTAAGAATTTAGGAAAAATATTATTACTAGATGTATCTTTAATACCAAATGGGTGGGAACCTGAAAAATGGATTGCACAAGCTACTAATTTAGGTATAGGTGTAATTGATGGTTTTAAAGAAGGTAATAAAGGTTCTGCACAAGGTAAACTAGCAGGACAAATGAATGGTACTAATATTAGATCTCTTGATTTAGAAACTGGTAATTATATTCAGCAACATATGAATCTATTAGAGTTTATAAAACTTGAAATGGGTGAAATAGTTGGTATTACTAGACAAAGAGAAGGCGCTATTAGTAATAGAGAAACTGTAGGTGGTGTAGAAAGATCCGTTACACAATCATCTCATATTACAGAATGGTGGTTTGCAAAACATGAAGATGTTAAAAGAAGATGTTTATCTGTATTTTTAGAAACTGCTAAAATAGCATTAAAAGATAATAAGAAAAAACTTCAATCTATTACTGATGATATGAGTATTATCATTTTAGAAATTGATGGTAATGAAATTAATGAAGCTGATTATGGTTTGAATGTAGTATCTAATAGTAATATTAGAAAAGTTCAAGATACTTTAAATGGATTAGCTCAAGCGTTTTTACAAAATGGTGGTTCATATTCTGTAATTATAGATATACTTACATCATCATCATTAGCTGATATCAAACGTAAGATTGAAAATGCTGAAGATGAAAATAAAGAAATGTTGTCTAAGCAAGAAGAATCTAGAAATCAAATTGAACAATCTAGAATTGAACAAGAAGCTGCTGATAAACAAGCTGATAGAGATTTAAAAACTTATGAAATAGATACTAAATCTGCTACAGAAATTCAAAAAGCAATTATTCAAGCTGATTCATCAAGTGAAGATACATCAGATGTTGATTTACAAAAACATAAAGATAATCTAATGTTGAAAATAAAACAATTAGATAATGATATGAAAAAGCATAATGACACTATTGCTACAGTAAAAGAAAGAAATGCTATTGCAAGAAGTAAATCTAATAACAAATAGCTATTATAATTTTTAATTAATTAACAATAAAAAATAAAAGTTTTATACTTTTGTTTTATAAATAATACAATCTATGGGAGAAGATAAATTAGGAATGAATTTATTTTTAGGAGATGACTTCTATGAAGAAGATGAACCTACTAATATTGATGATAATAAACCAGGTGATGATCCTGTAATAAATAATGATGATGAACCTATCGAGGATGATAGTCCAGAGGGAGTAGATGGGGATGATGCAGAGGGGAATGATACCAATGAAGAAGATGACGATAAAAATATATCTTCTCCCCCTTTATATAAATCCTTAGCTTCTGTTCTTCATGAACAAGGTGTTTTAACCTCTGTTGAATCATCAGATTTAGAAAAAGTAGAAAGTGTACAAGATCTAGCAGATTTAATTACTAAAGAAGTAAAGGCTAAAGAATTATCTGATTTAACAGATTTACAAAAAGAAGCTGTTGAAGCATTTAGAAATGGTGTAGATCTTGAATTTTTTCAAAAACAAAAAAGTGTAGAATCACAATTAGATTCTATTACAGAAGAAATCTTAAATGAAGATCAAAATTTAAGACAACAAATTATATATCAAGATTTTATCAATCAAGGATTTTCTGAAGAAAAAGCAAAACGTTTGACAGACAGAAGTATTGCTGCTGATGATGATATTGAAGATGCTAAAGAAGCATTGGAAAGTATCAAGAATAATTTAAAAGAAAATTATAAGCAAGAGCTTGAAAATAAAAAACTTGAAAAAGAGAAATTTGAACGTGAATATAAAGAACGTCAAGAAAAACTAAAAAATAAGATATTAAAGTCAGAAGAAATTATACCAGGTTACAAAGTAAATGATGTTATTAAAAAACAAGTTTACAAAAATATGATAGAGCCTGTTAGTAAAAATCCTAATACAGGAGCTGATGAAAATTCTTTAATGAAAGAACAACGTGAAAATCCTGATGAATTTTCAGCTAAATTATATTTTGTATATACAGCTACTAAAGGATTTACAGATTTTTCATTTTTTGGTAAAAAAGAAAAAAACAAAGCTATAAATGATTTAGAAAGAGCTTTGAAAAATAATCAACATGTTATAACTGGAGGTGACCCATCGTTTATTGATGATGGAGATGCATCTGATTTTGTAGTAGGAGATAAATTAAATTATTAATAAAAACAATTAAATTAAATAAAAATTAAATTATGTCAGTAGGTAAATTTATTATGACTAAGGGGCAGTACTGGAGTGGTTTGACTACTCGTAACCACCTTGGACAAATCTACCAAACCAAACCAATGGTTGCTTCACAAATTACAGGTATATTATTAGCACAATCTGGGATGAAAAACTTAGATACAGTGTTAAATTTATTTCCTGTTAAATATTTAGAAGATGAAGGTGATTTCATTTGGAAAATGGTTGGTTCTCACGAAAGAAATATACCTTTAGTAGAAGCTAGATATCAAGGTTCTGTAGTTACAGATTCAACATCAAACGTTGGTGCGAATCGTGCAGAAATTGAATTAGTATTTGCTGAAAAATATTTCACAGATGTACATGTTATTGCAGGTTCTAAACCAGATGTATATCAATATCGTATTTTAGCAGATCCTAAAGCAGAAGGTCCAAATGGTCCATATGTATATACTGCTGAAGTATTTGGTGGTCCAGAAACTTATCAAGGTGTTCCAGGATCAGAATTGTTAACAGGTGAAAGATTCTCTATCGAGGGTGCACCAGTTGAAAGAACAATGTCAATTAAAGGTGCTGATATCAATTTCAGTTCTCCTTATACTTTGAAAAATACAATGTCACAGTTACGTGTTGAAACAACTGTTCCAGGTAACATGATTAATTGTAAATTAAATAACACAGATGTATTTTCTGCAAAAATTGAGTCATTAGATAATACTGGTAAAGTACGTGTATCTAATACTTGGATGCAAGAAATTTACTGGAGATTTGAACAACACTTATCTAGATTGAAAGCTACTAACATTATGTTTGGTAAATCAAACAGAGCTGAAGATGGTACTTTCTTAAACGTAGGTAAATCAGGATTTAAAATTGAATCTGGTTCAGGTATCCGTGAGCAAATGGAAGTATCTAATGTTGTAACTTATAACTTGTTCTCATTGAGAATCTTAGAAGATATGTTACACGAATTGTCAGAAGGTAAATTAAATTTCAACGAAAGAGTATTTATTTTAAGAACTGGTGAAAGAGGTGCTAAACAATTCTCACAAGCAATTAACCGTGAAGGACAAGCTTGGAAAGAGTTATCTTCAAATAACCCAGCTGTAGTTCAAAAAACTAGTTCTCAATTACATTCAAATGCATTCAAAGCTGGTTATCAGTTTACAGAATACGAATTTGCTAACTCAATTAAAGTAATGGTTGAAGTAGATCCAATGTATGATGACAAAGTTCGTAACAAAATCTTACATCCAGACGGTGGTGTAGCTGAATCTTATAGATATGATATTTTATATATCGGTTCTACAGAAGAGCCTAACATCCAAAAAGTAATGGTGAAAGATAACGAAGAAATTAGAGGTTATCAAGCTGGTTTCAGAAATCCATTTACTGGAGAAAGAGGTTCTGGAAATATGGGTAGAATGGAAGATAGTGCTACTATTACTGCATATTGTATGCAAGGTTCAATGGTAAAAGATCCTTCTAGAACTGCATCATTAATTCCAAGTATAATCTTACAAGGATAATAAATATAAAGACAGGGATATCCCTAGTTAATATAGAATCGGGTCTTAGGGCGTACCTGTTAAAACGCCCTTATTTTTTAAATAACAATAAATAATATTATGGGAGAAGTATTAGAAAAAGGATTTATATTACCAACTGAAAAAGTTACAATTAAATTTATTAAACGAAATAGAGGATTAGCAGCAGATGTATCAGATTCACATATTATATCTGGTGGAATGATTGAAGGAGCTACTCGTAAATTTTGTGTACCATTATTGAGAAATGGTGGTTTAAAAAACGTATTAACTGCACAAGAAAAAGAATTTTTTGAAAAAGATCATTTCATGGGAGTTAATTTATCTATATATAGTGATTTTTGGAAAAATCAATATGTTAGTTTAGAAAAACTAGATACAATATTAGATTTATCAATTCCAGAAGACTACCTTAAATATAAAATTTTATTAGCTTGGGATGATGTGATAGCACCTTCTTTAGATGAATTTAAATCTAAGAATAAAGGTACATATCAATTTTACATTACAAGAACTGGTGAAGAATTAAAAGATAGATCTAAAAAATTAGATGCTATTAAAACAGCATGGAAATCTTACTATAAAATAGAAGATAATAGAGAAATTTTAATATCTATTATTTATTTATTAACAGGTAAGAAAATATCTGATAATTCAACAATGAAGTTTATAAATACAGAAGTTGAAACATTAGTAGATACAAGAACAAAAGATTTCTTAAATTTAGTAGAAGACCCTAATTTTGAAACAAAAACATTAATTGCTTTAGCTGAAAATGCAGGTATAGTATTAAAACGTAATGGTAAATATGAAACTGTAGATGGTCTTACATTAGCGAAAGATGGTGAAATTGCAAGTTTACAAAATGCTGTAAAATATTTAATTGATCCTAAAAACCAAGAAGTAAGAGAATTGATAGAAGCAAGAGTAAAAAATATTAAATAATGTCAATAAGAGAATTTGCCGACCAATTTGATATCCTCTATAATAATATAAGCTCTAATGCTGCACCAAATTTAGATTTATTTGAAAAGTCTTCTTATCTTACTAAAGCACAATTAGAATTAGTTAAAGAATATAATGGTATTTTAAATAAATATCAAGAAGGTTTTGATGGCTCTGATAAAAGAAGAACTGATTTAAAAGAATTAATTGTAGATCATAAATCATTGGTGTTTTCTGTAAATACAAATAGACTTACTAATGATTTAAATTCTAAATTTTTTAATATTCCTTCTGATGTATTTTTAATAAAATATGAGAAAGGTAGATTCACACAAGGTGCATGTAGTATTGAAATAGATATTGTACCAATAGCATTAGATGAATTTAATACTAAAAAAAATAATCCTTTTAAAAAACCAGATAAAACTGTAGCTTGGAGATTAGACTTTAATTCTACTGGTAATAATAAAGTTGAAATAGTAAGTTCTGAAACTATTACAGAGTATCATATTAGATATATTAAATATCCAGAACCAATCGTTTTAACTAATTTACAATTAGATCCTCAGTTTTCAGGAATGAATTTAAGTATTGATGGTGTAACTACACCTCAAACTTGTAAATTAAATCAAGAGATTCATTCTGAAATACTTGACAGAGCTGTGGAATTGGCATTACGGGACTATAGAGAAAATACTTTATCAAATAAAATTCAAACAAATAATAGAAATAATTAAATTAAATTAAAAATATGGCGAGTATAGTTTCACCAAAAAATGTTGGGAAGTTAATTATAGCTGATGCTTTAGCAACCGAAAGCACTAATTCAACTTTTAACGCAACTGCATCAGTTAATGAAGTTGCAATTATTAAGGCAGATGGTGCCGCAGCTGAAGCTGGAAAACCATTTAAAATTATAGTAAAAAAAGATACATCTTTGACAGGTGTAGATTTTTCAGATACTATTGATCCTAAGCAAATTGATTACGTAAAAGCAGTTGCATATGAAGCAGAAACTCCTAAGATTATAACCGTAAGTGGTTTTTCTGGAACTGTAAAAGCTAATGCTACTTATCGTGTATCAATTCGTAAATACGATCATATTCAGTCACCTGAAAACTTTAGACATATTCATGGATTTGTAGTTACTAAAGTTGGTAACACATTAACTTATAGTAATATTTTAACATTATTACGTGACTCTTTAAATGCTTCTTTAGCTAAAGAAAATGCATCTAAAGAAATTGTTGTAAGTGTATCAGGAACTACTTTAGTATTTACTGGACAAGTTCAAGGATTTTATTTAGGAAAAGGTTTTGGTGATGTTGTAGATTTTGATGTAGAAGTATCTGTAAAAGATAACTCTCCTGCAACTTTAGCTGAAGCTGGAACATCTTATGATATTTTAACTGTAACTACTACTCAAAGTTCTAGTCAAGGTAAAGGAACTGGTAAACAAATTGCATTGGCTGAATATTCATTAAAAGGATACGAAAATGGTGATTATGGTAGAGAAGTAGGTTTCCCTAACAACTTTAACGTAAATTATCAAGCTGATAAAAATGGTACTTACAATACAGTAATTATAGGTTTCCATAAAGATCGTGAAGGAGTAAATGTTGAACGTCAATTTAAAGAAGTATCTGTAGTATTTAATGAAGATGCAGTAAGTACTGTTACTGACGCATTCTTAGCTGATTTAAGAGCTGTTACTGGTATAAGTGATACAGAATTACCAGATCTAGAAGTAGGCGTATAATAAGTCTAAAATTATTAATAACACATAAAGGAGTGGGGTATATTACTCCATTCCTTTTTTTTTTAAATTATACGAATGGTATATATTAATGAAATCTCAATAAGTAATGATTCCAAAAAGTTACAAGTTAATGTTGAAACTAATGTAGGAGCTAGCATTACATCCATAAAATTATGGGATCATAACACATTTAAAGAATATGACCAAGCAATTGATTTAAGTTTTAAATTAGAAAATATAAATAATAAAGAAGTATTCATTGTTGAAAGTTCTGAAATAAATATACCATCATTTACAGGTATTTATTTTTTAGAAATAGAAAGTGATTATGAAGAAGAAGAAGCTTGTATATCTTGTACAAATACTGTATTAGGTGTAGCAACTAATTTTAATTCAATAAATACTTTAATATTAGATATGATATTACAATTAAACGTATGTGATGATTTTGATAATTGTAATAAAGTAAATAAGAAAAAAATTATTAATAATACATTAATGATAGAAGCTGTTTCAAGAGCACTATTATTTGGTTATTATGACGAAGCAATATTTATTTATAATAAAATATTAAAACTTAATAAAAACATTACTTGTAATACTTGTAAAAATTTAGCAACTCCAACTTTTAATAATGGATTGAATTATGCTATTATAAATAACACTTTAATATTACAATAATGAATATTATAGACAGTAATAAAACATTACTAGGGACACTATATAAATACATAAATGAATCTAGCGTTTACGGTAAATCATTTGATTTAGAAAATTTATATTTATTAAAAATAATAAATGATTTTAGTTTAAATTGTTCATCTAACTTATGTCAAGATGTTAATAACAAATTAAAAGAACTTTCTATTAAAATAATGAATAAAGATTCTAATATATGTATATATAGAACTCAACAAAATAATTATACTAACATAAAAGGAGATAATAGATTATTAGTACTAAATAATAGTACTATTAAAGTAAATAATACACCTCCTGAAGTAGATGATGAAACCGTAGAGTTATGATATTAGAACCAAACGAAGAATATGTCTTTACATTAAATAATTTTCAAAAAAATTATTTTGATAAAGAAGGTGATTTACCAAATGAAATATGGATATTATCACTACCAATATATGGTACATTAAAATATAATAATGAATTAGTTGAAATAAATGATATTATTAAAGTTGAAAATTTAGATAAATTAACATATACTAGAGTTTCAAATGATGAATATCAAGATGAAATTCAATTTAAAATAAGTGACAAAAACCCAAATAAATTATTTAGCAAAATGGCAACATTCACAATATCAGTAGATGCCTATGTAAATTTACCACCAGTTATTGGTGATAATTCAATAACAATAGGTTATGCTACAACTAAAGTATTTACTGTATCAGATTTTACATCAAATACTACACCTCCATATGCTGACCCAGAAGGTGATGGACCTTCTAAATTAAAAATATTATCATTACCTAGTAAAGGTTTTGTAAAACTTAGTGGTATTAATGTTACTGTAAACCAAGAAATATTATTTACATCAATAGCATCTGGATTATTAACATATGTTTCTGATAATACAGATGAAGATGGTTATAACATAGACTTTGATTTTGCAATATCAGATTTAGGTTCTGGACAATTCTCAACATAATATGGCAACATTTAATATAAATATAAATCCAGCAAGCGGGGTAATTGAAATACCAGTATTAAATATAACTAGTCCAGCAGTAACTTATACATTACAATTAAAATATACTGGTACAATTACAGTAGATTGGGGAGAAGGTACTATTGAAAGTATTACATCTACAGATAATACAATTACTAGACATTTTATAACTCCAACTTTTACTAGTTATAATGGTACAATTAGAATTATAGGAAATATTGATAACATTAAATATTTTTATTTAATAAATAATAATTTTGGAACTAGCGGTGGAACTTTTTTTATAAAATTTAGTGAATTAACTAAATTAACAACTGTTGAAACAATTGTTATTTCTGTTCCAACACATGGATCAGTTGGTAATTTATCAGAAATATCAAATTTACCATTAAAAAAATTATGGTTATCTAATGGTAATACATTTAATCCTACTGGTAATATTAATTCATTAATACCAACTATTGATGATTTAACAATTACAGGTATAAATACTATAACAGGTAACATAAATCATTTTATAAATATACAAAACTTTGTAGTATTTGGAAATAATACATTATCTGGAGATATTAAAGATTTACCTACTACATTAAAAGAATTTAGAATATTAGGATTTAATACTATAAATGGAGATGTTGAAGATTTATTCACTCCTGTTTTGTTTGATATTAATGTAGTTGGTAATAATACTATAACTGGTGATATAATTAATTTACCAAATTCAATAATAAATTTAAACATACAAGGTCTAAATACATTATATGGAAATTTAAATGATT